AAACCCTCTTCGGAGCATGGGCGATTCTTCTCAACCTTAAGATACGTTGTGTTACGTTCCTCTATAGTGTCAGCTTCTTTGTCACGGTTCAAGTCGATAATGACGGAAGCACGTTGACCAATCATCTTACAATACTTAGGGTCTCCATTCTCATTAGTGTGGGCGATAGTTACAATGCCCACGTTAAGCTCTGCCGCCAGCTTCGACAGTCGGATCGACAGGTCAGCCAGCATAGCCTCTTTACTATCATCGGACGTACCCACGACCACATCCTGTATAGGCTCAAAGAACACAAACTTACAGTCACAAGCCTGACTAAAGAACCTAATCTGATCTATCAACTCGTCAGTGCCTTGACCATCCCCAAGGTAGAACTGATAGAAGTTCTCGTCCTTAGTTATGTTGACGATAGCCTCACGAACAAGATCGTCTGCACCCTTCTCTTCAATCAAGTCACGGCGTGTAAGATTGTCACCTATCTCATACGACACAAGACCAAGTAGTGAGCGTAGCTTTGTTTCCTCTAAGTGCCAAGCTGCAATCGGTATACCTTGCTGCAACATGCTGTATTCCATGTACCGCATAAGCTCTGTCTTTCCTATACCTGTAGGCGCTTTGAACACTGTGAAGTGACCCTGCATGAGGCCCAGTATCTTGTCGTCTAAGGCATTGATGCCTGTTGGGTAGTAGGTATGCTCAGGTGTGTCTGTGTACAGCTTCAAGAACTCGTCAGATGTATTCAAGATGTTCTCTGGTGTGTGCTTGACTGGCTTCCACCACAGGTTCTTGAACTCCTTTCCCTTCCCAGCCTGTAGGAAGTCGTTAGCGTCCTTGTACTCACCATGTATTACCCTATACACCTTGTTAGGGAATAGCCTCGCCATACGATCAGCTAGGGCGTTCCCAGCATCATCTGTATCAACCGACAGTACGATCTTCTCAAAGCTCTCTAACCACTCCTTGCAATTCTCCCAGAGCTTCTTAGAGGGCGTTGCAGAGGGTAACGACACCACGGGGTTAGAATACTGGTTCTTTAGCATTTGCGCTACTGAGAGAGCGTCTAGTTCGCCCTCAGTGATAGTTACTATCTTAGAACAACCAACAGGAAAAAGGTTCATGCCGAATAGCTCGTCACCCTTGAAACCGTCTTTGGCGTAGAAAGCCTTCTGGTCCAGCTTACGAACTTTAATTCCACCGCTGGGGTACACATACTCCTGACGATCATCGTAGGTCATAACATTGTAATCACGCATCGTGGACTCTTGGATACCACGCATACTTGTGTAACGACCCTCCGATTGGCTCTCTATACGTTTAGGCGTAAAAGATGTTACGTTCATTTCGTATTCCCCTTTCTTTGTTGGGTACTTCTCTTTGGCCCAATCGAACATCTGTTCTCTGGACGGGTAGCCTCTATTACATTTGTGGCACTTACCAAAACCATCGGTGTTGTAACAGAAGGCGTCACTTGAGCCACACGACACATATGGACAAGGCTGATGTGCTACGTCTGTCATACTTACGTTTCCTTTATTAATGGGTATATATATACATAGAAGTAATAAAACTTATGTTTATACTTACGTTACTCGTATATGTATAACCCTGTATTTTACAATTACGCAACATCACAAATTGTTACAATCTTGGATTTAATCTTATCTAGTCGCTTCTCACAGGCTTGTCGTGATATACCCAAACTCCTACCGACAGCTGCTGAGTTGTTGTTATTACTCCAGAAACTTAGTAGTAACCCTTTCTCTTCCTTATCGAGTATTTCCCCTAAGACCTCTAAAAGATTCTTTAGCTCATAAGACCCAAAGACATCCTCAAGAGATGCTAACTCAAAGTCTTCTTCACTGTCGTCGATGTTTAAGAAGTGTGTGTTGTCCTCTTTGATACGATCTAAACCAGCCTGTCCCTTGGGGTAACTGATCTGTGATGAACCTACATTGTAGTAATAGTGCATGGATCGTCTGGCCTCGTAGTAAAGTGCGGCAGGGCTATTAACCCCACCAGCACGAAGGTCGAGACACTTAACCACACCCTCAGATACTAGGTCGTCATACTCCTGCGAGTTTCTGTACTTGCCAGCTAGTCTTCGACACATATCTAGGATTTCTTGGTTTGTCATAGCTTGTCTTTACCCTCCAGTTGATTGATACGCATCTGAGCATAACGGATAACCTTCTCAAGATCTGTGATCTCGCTCTGCACATCACTCATTCCCTCGTAGGGCTTGTACCCTGCACGACTTGCGTACTTGATGATGTTACCTCGCCAGAACTCAAAGCCATTCTGCATGATGTATGTGATAGGTTCTATTTTCCATCGGGCGTAGTGCTTAGGTTCATGTACGATGTCTGCTGTATGTTCTGCCATTACTGTTCCTTTAAAGTCTTCTATTACCTTACGCCACTCTCCATTCACCTCATACATCTAATGTACTCTCCTGTTTGATTCCACTGTCTGTTTCACAGTACAGGCCAGTCTTAATTAGCGACACAAACCCTACATTAAAGATAGCCATAAATGTCTCAGGGTCACACTCTACCTGCAATGTAGCACTGCCATCCCCATGCTCAGTTATTTCTGTTATCTTTACTTCACTCATCATTCACCTCCTTGTTATGCTTACGTAATCTTTTATTGTAAGCACGTTTGATCTTCTTTACTTGACCTGCTTTCCATAGGTAAAACTTACGTGCCTTGGTGAGAGCATCATACTCATCACCGCCCTTCATTGGTATACGCTTAGTCATTACCATTATCCGTCATCATTCTCGTCTTCACCTGTAACCAAAAAATATCTGGCAATGGCCTTTCCGTTACGGGTTTCTAATACCGAGTTAATACCGTACCCATCACTCCTCAAGAAACCAATATAAGCAGCTAAACGGGTAATACCATATTGACTGATTGCGTCCCAAGAGGTGAACCCATTAGGGTTATTTTGTAAGTGGTTAAGTACTTGTTCTTTTTGTGTAACGTCAGGTTTCATTGATCTTTCTCCTTTGTTAGTGCATCCCAAGACACAGGGAACAACTCAATCATCTTGTGGTCAATCTGCTTTGCTACCTCTCGTGTCTCTGCCTGTGTGTCAGGCTTACAACGCAGGTTACACATATCAGCGAAGGCATCTAGGCTACCTGACCAGTACCATTCAGTCATCATACTTTGCGGTAGTACAATACGGGCTTGCTCAGGTGCTACACCCTCAGACAGCAAGGTCTTGTAGGTAGACAACTGCCTGTTCCATTGTACCTCTTGGTCAAGTATTATTTTTACGACACCCTCAGACCCCTGCTTCTTGTCAGCACTACGACCACGCCATTGCTTCGGTTCGTAGAACTCAGGTTCACTATCAACGTAACGCCTAGATACCTCGTTCCACCTCAAGAACTTATGCTTGACTAACTGCCGTGCTACAAAGATCGGAGCCTTGATGTGGAAGCTGGCAAAGCAATGTCCGAATGGACTGATGTGCTTCTTTCTGGCAAGGTAACGGATCAGCTTGGCATCCTTATCCTTTAGCTTAGGTGGACCCCAAGCATCGTCTTCATACTCACTCTCTTTAGCAAAACTTACTCTTGCGCTATTCGCAACCATTAGGTCATTACCACAGTGGTGAATGTATTTTGCTTCAATCATCAACACTTACTCCTATACATTCTATTGCTTCATTCTTATCGTTGACCATAACCGAAGCATCCTTCAGCGCAGTCTTACATAGGGTATCACTGTCATACGTCCCTAAGTGATAGTATCTAACGCCTTGCTCAGGGGCAACGACAAGCCATATCAATATAAAGATTGTATTCATCTTACTTTCCCTTCTCTATATCATCGAATATATCAATTAGAACCCTCGTACTATTTGGAGGCAGTTGGAGGTTAGTCCCATTACTATTCCTAAACATCATGCTTTCATCCCCAAAGTAATAGGCAGTCCAGCCTTCACCTATGTAGGAACTCTTGATTAGTGTGTGTGCATCAACTGTCATAGCGATTGTCCTTTGTGTT